AATGTTACTTGTCCATCTCTTTTGTATAGGAACTTCTTGACTGCCTTTTCATTACCTTTAGTAACAAGAGTGATCTTTTCAACTCTGCCTTTGTTTACTGTGTTCTTTGCTTTCACAATATACTCTACAAAGTCTTTACCTTGATTGATAGTAGAACTTGTCTTGAGTTTGACAGTATCACCCCTTTTGAGTTTGTCAAATATTTTATTCAACTTAGGGTCATTCATTTTCAACTCATCAATCGTCACACTTTCTTCTAGTGGTTGGGAAGGCCATTGAATAGGTTCTACACCTTCTACTTGTGTATCAAGGTAATCTGCCATACCATCAATTTTATCAACTGCGATTGCAACTTTATTTGTCCACCATGATGGTAGTGAATCTTCATCATTCAGTTTACCAAGTTCCATTTCCATTTTCTGCAATGCAGTCATGGCAACCTTAACTTGATTCTTCGCAGACGCAACATCTGTATGTCCATCTTCTTGAATATCTTCATTCTGTCTTTTTAGGACTGCTGCAACCTGTGGATGATCAGACAATCCCTTTTTAATCTTTTCAATTGCATTAACAGCACCTGTCATATTACCACCAGCATATCTTTTATCTGATGCAATACCAATTGCCATTTTAATTTGTTTTGAAGAGAACCCCTCACGAATCTCTTGCAGGGCCTCTGTCATAGTTGAGCTATATCTAGTCATTTTTTTCTTCCCATATTTTTACAACAAGTTTCCCTGTTCCTTTTATTAATCTGTGATACTCCATCTCTGGAATAACGTATATTTTACCTCGTTCTAGTTCAACTGGTATCTTGTTATCAAGTTGTAACTGCCAACCAGTTCCTTCTAAAACAGTGACTTCTCTAGTATGTTTATCTCTATGCCATACCAGTTCACTACTGTCAACTTCCTCATCAAACCTTCTGATAATCATTCCATTATCATAAGATTGGGTGTATGGTTTACCAGAAGAAATTGCCACCACCACTCAAACCAAGTTGTTTGGCATATCTTGGAAGATTACAACTCCAATATCCAGCCTTGGTTTTGTCCTTTTGATTTTCACAATCGTGACGAGCAGCAAAACTCTTTCTTGCTTCCTTGTCATTCAACTTGACTTTCAGTCCAGTTGTATCGCCGAATGTGACTTTCTTGACATTGCCTGTTGATGGGTCTTTGACGTACACATAGTACTTCTTTGGCCCACCCACTTTTGGTTTGTTTAGTTCTACATCTTTTTCTTCAACCATCATAGGGCAGTCCAATGGAACGTGTTGCCCTTGATACATATCATACTTTCCAAGATCACCTTCCATAAGTTCTTTATCAAAACCTACAGGATTGTAGACACCGATATTATAGGCATCTCTCTTCTCTTGGAAAAACTCAAAATACTTTTCAGACCCTACACGATATACGTTAGACTCAATTAGACTTGAAGTCTCACATTCATTACAACAATCTGATGTTCCACAGTTCAGATGTTCCTTGAACGAGAACTTCTTTACTTCCTGTCCTGGCGTCATTTGTTGTCTCACTTCTCTATATGCGTCTGTACCAATTTCACGAGGATCTTCTTCGATATCAGTTTCAGCTGCAACTCTCGTCTTTGGTGTTTTATTCATATTTTTTAGTCTGTCTTTTGCCAACACAGCACTCTTGCCTGTTGCAACTTTTAGATTTGGAAGTTTCTTGTCTTTTTTAAATGCCTCTTCCACATCTTCAGACTTACCCTTGTGTTGTTTCCACAAGTCTGCATCAGCAGTTGTTCTTGTCTTACCGCCAGAAATAAATGAGTTTACTCTTGCATGACCCCATTGAACAGCAGTTGTGCCTGGGCGATGTCCACCCTTCCATGCTGCAACACCTCTATCAAAAACTTTTTGTAGAATACCAAGTGCGATACCAGAAGCGTCTGCCTTCTTTTGAAGAGACTTATCTGCACTCTCTTTATACAAATCTGGGAACAACTTCTTCATCTTGTTTGTATACTTTGATGGTTTAGTCTTTGCAGTTGCATCGCCAGGGGCAGGTTTATATGCATTAGGATCATCGTCATCCTTTGCGGCCTGTTTTCTGAAATGTGCATCTCTTTTGTCTTTAGTAGACTTTGCCATCTCATCACCCTCAGCATCTTTTGCAAAATACTTAGCAGGCTGAGTACCCTTCTTGTCTTTAATATCTTTGTCTTGTTTCTCATCAACTGGAACACAATTAGGAACTTGTTTTCCGTTCTTATCCTTCATTCCAACTTGTTTAAAGCCAGGCCAACAATCTTCTGCAAGTTGAATTTCATACAACCACTTCTTATGGGTTGTTCCATCTTCCTCTGCAAAGGTTAGATAGTTAGTGCCTCTACGAATAATTTTACCAGTTACACCAGTATATGTATCTGTAACTTCTTCACCAATGGTTAAAACTTCTCCACGAACATACATATCACGAATAACATCTTCTTCAGTCATAACGTAGTTTAAACCGTTGAATGATTCACGAATGCCCATAAACTTACGAACATCTTTAAATAGTGACATTCCTTGATTAAAACCTTTTGGAAGTCCAAGTTTGAATTGGTCAAAATCATTTGTAGAAGCAGCTGCTCTCATCTTAGATGCAGACATTCCAGTAACACCTTCTGCATCTGGGTCACGCTCACCAGCAGAGACTACTTCGATGTTGTCAAAACCATAATATCCATGTCTTGCTTCAACACCATTATACTTGTTCAATAGAGAATCGAACTCTGCAACTCTATCTGAACCAACAACCATTACGATTGATTTGTGTCCTTTGTTGTGTAGTGAGACTGCAATCTCAAACACATTTCTTGCTTTATCTACAACAATGTTCCGTGAATGTTTTGGGAACATCTTTTTCATATATGCAACTTTCTTTGCATATGGTAATGGGTCTTTCTTTGCGTTTTCAGAATGAGAAGCAAACACATAGTAAGGTGCGCCAGGGTTCTTCTTTGCCTGTGTCGCAACAGCGTCTAATAGTTTTTCATGTCCTGTCGTTGGTGGATTGAATCTACCAAAGGTAAATACACAAGTGTCACCACGAGCTTCTCTAATATCCTTAAAACTTCTCATTTATCCCATGCCTTTATCGCAGTAAAGTTATTGAAACTAAATTCCATTCTGTCAACAAGTTTGACAGCACCACCAGTTGTTCTATCAATGGCAACATACCCTTCTGGGTTGACTGCCTTAAATCCATTGGAAGTCTTAATGAAAGTTCCAATGCTCTTAACAGTATTTAGTTTACTTACGATACCCATCTTTGCATCAACAATGTGATTCTGAAATGTGATAATATTTGCAAGATTAGTAGTGTGTTTCTTTAATTCACGAATAGTTTCTTTTTTCTTTACTTCAAGTACTTCTTTATTCTTAGGTGTCTTGAGTTTATCAATTTGTTTTTGAAATGCATCTTCAACCCATGTCAGATAACCAGTAGCATGAGCCTTTGCATTAGTAATCTTTTGTCCTTGTCTTACCTTACTATTGTTGTAAGTTTTTAGAGATGCACCAGCAAGATTACCAGTGAATCCATTTTGTAGTGTAAGGAACTTTGTAAGTAGTGCAGAGTTAATTGTTCTGAATGTAGAACCAGCAGAAGATAGTGATGCAGTAACCTTTTCGGTTTCTGCGGCAGTCATTGTAGCTTTACCAGATACATCTTTATAAGTGGCATCATCCATCCAAACTGTGGATGCTTTATTTAATCCACTGATGTTTGCACCAAATGATGCTTTCATATCTTGTAGTGCATTTCCAGAATATGTGGTGTGCCACACTACACCAATCTTTGCATTCTTGATTTGTTTGCCCAAGTCTGAGTTTACATCAACTGCATATACGATTGTGTTTGGTTGAAATGTATAAAATGATTTACCATCAATTGTTGTGGTATCAACATCGTCAGTGAACATCAAGTCTCCTTGAAGAACACCTTTAATGCCTAACTTGGAAAACTCTGCAAGTGCAATTTTGAACTTAGAGTTCAATGCACCAGAAACGTCTGCGTCAACTTCTGAAGCAGATTTGTATAGTTTTGGATTTACGTTGAAAACTGATTTCTTTGCAACAAAGAACTTACCATCTTCTGGGTCGATACCAGCAAAGATTGCTGGAGCTCCATCCCACTTGACAGTCATATTTACAGATGAACGAGATGCACCTGCTAACATATCTCTAAGAGAACGAACAAAATTGATGGAAGCACGGCCGCCATCAATTCCGAAATTTAGAATTTCATCTTCGATATGTTCTAGGTGTAGATTCTTCCCACCTTTATCTTCGGCAAGAAAGCCTGAAAAGTTTAACATTTACACTGTGTCCATTCATACAAATAGTTTCTTCATTACTATTTATAATAACACAATTATTCAGAAATGTCAATACTCTTACCTTTTAAGAACTTTGGTATTGTTCTTTCGCCAAAAGGTGGATTCTTAGTCATTTGTTCTGACAACATCTCTGCTTCTCTTTTATTAGAAAAGGAGCGTATAATGTCGTTTGTAGGAAATTCAACAACTTCCCACCACATACCATTTTTATTTACAAAGTACTTTGGTTTTTTATACTTTGATATCCTCAAATTTCTCATAAGTCTTGCTCTTTCCAAGACCCAATCCGAAAGTCGTTTTATCAAATGCTGGGGTGTCATCTTCCTGTCCACTGTCAATAATGTCATTTTGTGCTTCCTGTTCGCAATCATATAGTTTCATTCTCGCCCTGTCAATACCGATAACAAATCTTTTGTTAGCGCCAGGATCATTATATCGGTTTTTCAACTGTTTTACCATTATCTGGTTTAGAGATTCTAGTTCTTCTGTCGAGATGAGGGCAAACATGAGGTCAGCCGTAGCAGGCAAACCAAAACTTTCTGATGTATCTTCCAAACCAACATCTGAATTGGAGTATCCACCTCTAGTCGTTTGTGTTGCCGACATAATTGGTACATTATTTTCAACTGCAAGGCCCCTAAGTTCCTCTGCAATCGCTTTGATATAAAAATATGATCCAACATTTGCATTCCCCTTAAATCGTGAAGATGAACAGATGTTCAGATAGTCGATAAAGATAACGTCTGGGCGAAATGATTTCTTCAATGCCAGTTCTTTAATCAAACTTCTAAAATGTCCAGTATGAGCAGATGCAGTTGGATATTCTTTGATAATTAACTTTCCGTTGGTCTTTGTTTGAATTTTGGAGAGGCGATCAGTAAACATTTTCTTTGGTAACTCATGCAAGTCATCCATAGTAATGTTCATAAGATTCGCATCAATTCTTTCTGCAATCCGTTCTTCTGCCATCTCCAAAGTAATGTATAGAACATTCTTTCCTTGCATGAGGGTTGACGCAGCCATGTGACACATGAATAACGATTTACCAACACCAGTACCAGCAAGGGCAATGTTCAAAGTTTTTTGTGGTAGTCCGCCCTTGGTAATCTTGTTGAAGTACTCAAGATCGAACTCTAGTTTTTCTTCTTTCTTATGGTAGAACTCATATCGGTTCTCACCATCTTCTACATAGTCGTGTCCAACATTCTGATCAAATGCAACTGCAAGTGCTTCAGATAAAATGGACGGTATTGCTTCAGCGGTATGTTCTTTATCTTTCCCCTCAATAATCTGAATACCGTTTAGGATAGCATTGTAGACTGCTTTATCCTTACAAAACTTTTCTGTCGTATCCACCAACCATTGCATATCAACCTGTGCATCAGATAGTGTTTCGACAATAGTTAGAACTGACTTGAACTCTTCGTCAGTCAAGTCCTTCCTGTTATCAAGTTCTATAGAGAGAGCTTCTTTGGTAGGTTGATTACCATACTTCTCCATGAACTTGTTGATTTCTTCAAATACAACTCTTTCGTGACGATTGCCGAAATATTCTGGTTTTATAAAAGGCAATACCTTTCTTGCATAAGGTTCATTATATACTAAGTTACTAAGTGTGGTTCGTTCAATCGTCTGTGTTGACATATTGTAGTGCATCCCCTGCTATCTGTTGTTCAATTATATCTGCTAGAATGTCTCCCATTAATTCATAGAGATCATCATCTAGCATTTCTTCTGGTAGTCCATTAGAGTCTACCACATCAAAGTCGAATTGTAAAGAGGCAGATGTTTTTTCTTCATTCTCAATTACTTTGACTTCTCCATATTGGTAGACGAGGCCTTGATACTTACCAGCCTCAGCAGTAAGTCCAATACACTGCCACTTCTTATCTTTGTTTTCTACGAATGTATATTTGTCACGAATATCAGACATAATGTAAATAACTTCCTATGATATACTTAGGTTTCTCAATCGGTTTTGTTCCAGCATGAAGATGTGTCCACATTGGGGGAAACATCAACATCCTACCAGCCTTTGGTTGTACTGCAATATCCCACTGTGAGAATGTAGTATGTCCTGCTTCATTGTCATCAAGGTATAAAAAGAATACCAAGAACCTACGAGCAGAATTGTAATTACCAACATCAACGTGATCCTTGAATTGGTCAAAGTCATTTGGTAAGTACCGTTTTAATCTAAATTGCTCGAAAGCGAATTTTTCTGGAAACATAGTATCTGTTACGTTTGCATCTTTACAGTATTTAGATACATACTGAAAGAATACTGGTTGTAATGCTTCAGAAAATGGCTTCCAATCACTGTGATTCTGAAGAGTAATCTGAGTAAATGAACGATGGCCCTGCAACGAAATATTCTCATGTTGATGTTCACATTCTTCAAACATGGCAATGAGTTGTTTGCACAAATCAACACCAATCACATCATCATACACTTGAATAAAATTGTCCATTACTTTATAAGTCCACTCTTTGTTGGAACTGCAATACCACTCGTTTGTTGTGTCCAACCAGCAGCAAGTTCTTCAACTGTCTCCACCATATACAACACACTTGATTTAGGAAAGTCAAAGTTTCCATCTGGTTCTTTACCTGTCATTGAGATACCGTTGACAAGTCCAACTCCTTGTTGGGATGCCTGTACCATTCTTGGTTTGTAAATTGTGATGCTATTGAAATCATCGGCAATAAACTTGCCGATGATCCTGTCTCTTATACACATCTCCGAGCCCACGAGACGTAGAGGAATCTCGTATGCCGTCTTCTGCTT